AGTGCGAGTTTTGCCTTAGGAGCTACTACTAACTGCGCTGGTTATTTTGGACTTCAACAATTAGCGGCGGCAGCTCCGACCTTTTCTAACTGTGCGATCATCGGATCCAACGGAAGTACTACAGGATCTATTCTAGAACTTAGGGATAACGCTAACGTCGTGTTTGAGGTGGCTGATGGCGGAAAGATCAACGTCGATAAGACCATTATCGCTCCGGGAACAACTGGTGCCGCCACAATAAACAAAGCAGCAGGACGCGTCAACATCGCGGCGGGCGGTACATCGGTCGTAGTGACAAATAACCTTGTGACCGCAAGCTCTATTGTATGGGCTTGTCCTGCAACCAATGATGCAACCGCTAGGGTTACTAACGTCGTACCGGCGGCTGGAAGCTTTACAATCAGAACGGTAGCAACCACAGCGGAAACAGCTTTTAACTGGATGGTTATAGGTTCATAAGAAAGGTATAAAACATGAGTATTGTTGCTGAGTTACTTGAGGCAGGCGTTGTAAGTGTTGACCCAGACGATGAGACGAGAGTGATCTTCAACGTTTCTCTTCATATAAAGAAGGCGGCGATCGAAGCTGGAGGCTTCCAGGCTTTTGGAGCTGAGTTCGGTTATGAGCCTATGCTGTTTGACGAAGATATGAACCCGGTCGCACCTAATCCGGTCTCTCTTTATGAATTCTGCAAAACTCAGGTGAGGGCATACGTCACCTCAGTATTTAGAAGTGCCATCATCAAGAAGGCAAACAACCAAGCAAAGTCAGAAGCAGAGGCTTTGTTATCACAGGTTTTATAAGGAGACTCATGGAAATCGTAAAGAAAAAGAGAGCGCCCAGGAAAAAGCCAGAGCTTAGCATCGTCACAGGCGATGATGCCGCCCAGCCAGTGTCAAGCTTACCTGAGTTTGTGGCCGTGGGTTTAGTTCGTCATAAGGACAACACCTACTCACAAGTATCGGTAAAGATCAAAGACGGTAAGGCTGAGATACTTGAGGTGGATGAACCCAATATGAGAGCGATCGCTATTGACTCTCTTAAGATTGCCGTCATGAAAAGGGTGATTGATGCCACTGACTTTTAACCTTTTAAAAGCTTCAATGGGTCTTTTTGCTTTCTCGTTTCTTTTGTCTATTATTTTAGGTGACTCGTTTGGTGCGTCTCAGGTTGTTATGGGCATCTTTGCTAGCAGTGCTCCTCTCTTTGTTTCTTATATGGCGGATCGAACTAGGGTACAGAGTGACGCTGACAAAAGTGAGATTCAAACCCTTAAGGCTAACATTCAAAGTTTGGAGGCAGACATATCACGAATAAATCTCGCCCTAAAACTAAGGAACTAGGCAGACCAGAAACGCAGATCAACTACGAGGAATTTAAGAAGCTTTGCGAAATCTTTTGCACAAAACAAGAAATCGCAAACTGGTTCGGGGTCACTCGCCAGACTATCGAAAATCGCTCCGCTAAGTGGTGTAAAGAAGAGGGACTAGAAGGTAGTACGTTTGAAGAACTAAGGGCTAAGTTTTCAAGCAGAACACAGATGTCCCTTAGACGTGCCCAGATCAAGTCAGCCTTAGAAGGTAATACCGCTATGCTTATCTTCCTTGGCAAACAACTCTTAGGCCAAGTTGATGACTATAGAGGTAACAACTCAAGCACTTGGGAGGAAGAAGATCAGACAGTCATCAGCCAATCCGAACTTGCTCAATTACTCAGAGCTACTAAGGAGATCGGCCCCAAGTCTTAAACGTCTTGCTTGGAAGACTGGCAACCTTCAATACAAGTTACATCCTTATCAAGACAAACTTTATTTGGCTCTAATAAAAGCTTTAGAAGATAAGAATGTTGTTAAATATACGGTCAATTGTAGTAGACGTTATGGGAAATCATTCATTCTATGTTTGATTGCAATAGAAAAGGCTCTAAAGCAACCAGGTGCTCAGATCCGTTTTGCAGCTCCAACGGCTAAGGCCTTAAGAAAGATCACCCTGCCTATAATGAAGATCATACTAGATGATTGTCCAGTAACTGAGTTACCTAGGTATTCGGTGATGGACTCATTCTATAGGTTTCCTAACGGGAGCGAGATTCACTTTGCAGGTACGGATAATCAGAACTACGAGAACTTGCGAGGTACAGCATCCGATCTTAATATTATCGACGAAGCTGCCTTCTGTTCCGAGCTAGACTACATCATGCGCTCCATTCTTATTCCTCAGACGCTAACAACCGGCGCAAAAACATTGTTGGCGTCTACTCCTCCCCCAACTCCAGCCCATGACTTCTTCTACATAGCCCAAGAATGCAAGCTTCACGGTGCTTATAGTGAATTCACGGTCAACGATAACCTGAGCTTGGATAGGGAAACGATTGATATCTATGCGAAGGAATCGGGTGGATATGAGTCCTCGACTTTTAAGCGAGAGTATCTTTGTCAGTTTGTGGTCGATGATTCTCTTTCGATTGTCCCAGAGTGGCGAGATGAGTTTGTGGCAGAGTACGTAAAAGACGGGTTCTCTCCATTCATGCACCGCTATACGGCTATGGACTTAGGGGTAAAGGATCTAACCGCAATCTTGTTTGCGACCTATGACTTTAGGCGGGGGATTTTATACATCGAAGATGAGGCCGAGATGAACGGTCCATCCATGACAACGCCTAAGTTAGCCTCTCTCGTAACTGAAACCGAGAAAAGAGTATACGGCAACATAGAGCCTTATATGCGAGTATCAGATAACAACAATCTTCTACTTCTCAATGATCTAGGCTCACTTCATAACTGTCACTTCACTGCCACGAACAAGGACTCACTTGATGCCATGGTCAATGAGGTTCGTATCCTTGTGGGTGAGGGAAGACTAAGGGTTGACCCTAAGTGTCAGAAGACTATTGGTGGCCTTAAGTACGGAGTGTTTGATTCAAAGCGTAAAGAGTTTGCGAGAACTACAGCTTACGGACACTTTGACCACTTAGCAGCACTGGTGTACCTTATAAGAAACCTCGATCGTCAAACTAACCCGGTTCCTGCGATGTATAACCTGTCAGACTATACTCACTACGTACCAGAGATTTTGAGAGCGAGTGATAATGCGAGCGGTAATGTTTTAAAAAATCTATTTAAGGAGGAGGAATCATGGAAGCATCTGAAGGCCAGGAAGTAGAGCCTAAGTATTGGGCAGCCAAAGGAATTAAGGAAGTCTTGCCGCTGCTGGTAGCAAAGACCGAAGATTACTACGATTTCTTAAGGCAAACAGGAAGGCTCTATTTGTGGCGCAGGTCTTACTCTGCTTACTATAGACAGTCTCAAATACTTGGTAAGCTTCAAAGAGCGGGTGAGCAAGGTGAGTTCACTCGTATGCATGTTAACGATTATCGTAACATCGCCCTTCACCTAAAGTCTCTCACGACCCAACAACGTCCAGCCTTTGACCCAAGGGCGACCAACACAGACTATAAGTCTATGGCGCAAACCATCTTGGCTTCAGGCCTTCTTGACTATTATAACCGCGAAAAGAGAATGGAGCGCTTTACCGTCCAAGCACTTGAGTACGGTCTAATCTATGATCATGCTTATGTGTCTTGTACTTGGGATGCTAACGACGGAGAGAGCTACGGCAAGAATGAGCTGGGGATTGACGTACCTGAAGGCGATATAAAGTATGAAGCGTTCTCTCCAATTGACGTAACTGTCGATACCAGTGATTACGCTCAAGGGACAGAGTCTTGGAAGATCACTCGGTCTTATAGAAACCGCTATGATCTTATGGCGCTTTACCCTGAGATTGCTGACCGCATAGAGGCCCTTCCTTCAATCAATGAGCTTTTAGATGACGCCATTATCAATCCTTGCGATTACGAAGACTCTGATATGATTCCGGTCTTTAAGTTCTACCACCCAAGAACCCCGTCCTTACCAGAAGGCCGAGAAATACACTTCTTATCTTCTGATTTAGGGCTAATCGATGGGCCGCTTCCATACAGGAAAGTTCCGGTCTTTAAGTTTGAACCAAGTCGGCAGGATGCAACTCCATTTGGCTACACGATCATGTACGATATCCTTCCCCTCCAAGAAGCAATCGACGGTCTTTACTCAATCGCCATGACTAACAACAAACAGTTTGGCGTCCAAAGTATTGTGGGTCCTAAGGGCGGTAACTTAACTCACACCGTTCTGTCTGAAGGCTTAGCTTATATCGAGTACGACCAAACGAGAGGCAAAGTCGAAGCTCTCCAGCTGACCCAGAGTGCACCTGAGCTTTATAACCTGATTGGCATGCTTGAGAAAAAGATTGAGACCTTGAGTGCCGTTAACTCAGTCGCTCGTGGGCAACCTGAAGCATCCTTAAAGTCCGGCGCTGCAATTGCTTTCGTTCAAGCTATGGCTGTCCAGTTCTCAAAAGACTTAGAAGGTGCTTGGATTAGGCTTCTGGAAGACGTTGCTACTGCTACCATCCAGACTCTTCAAGACTTTGCTTCAGTTCCACGTGTTGCCATGATCGCTGGTAAAGCAAACCGTCCATTCATGAAAGAGTTCACAGGAGATGATCTTAACCTTATCAGCCGTGTCATGGTTGATATTGGAAACCCTTTGACTAGAACTGTCGCAGGTAAAGTAAACCTAGCTGACGCGCTCATGGAAAAAGGTTTCCTTAAGACACCAGAGCAGTACATCCAAGTGATGACAACGGGACGTCTTGAGCCTGTGATCGAGAGTGATCAAGCAGAGCTTATGCTTGTAAGAGCTGAGAATGAGAGGCTTGCAGAGTCACTTCCAGTTCAAGCCATGATCACTGATTCCCACGCACTCCATGTGAGAGAACACAAAGTCGTTTTAGCCTCACCCGAAGCCCGTGAGAACCCAGAGATTGTTACAGCGGTGACTAATCACATTCAAGAACACTTTGACCTGTTATCCACAACCAATCCTCAGCTTTTGGCACTTCTAGGTGAACAAAGCATGGCACCGCAACAACCTACACCAGAAGTAGGGCAAGGTATGGATCCAGGCGCAGCTTTGCAAGCAGGACTACCGGGTGATCCTAACTTACCAACCGCACCAGCGGGAACCGATCCAATGACTCAGGCCACTATGGATGAGCAAAACGCAATATTAGAAGGAGGACAATAATGGAAGCGAGTGCACCAGTAGCGTCGACCCCGGTAGCAAGTGAGCCCGTGGCAACTGATGCTAAGGTAGAAGGCGGTGAGACCCAAGCAGAAGCGATAGCCGAAGCTAAACGAAAGCTCAAAGTTAAGATCGACGGCGAAGTGCACGAGGTCGACGAAGACGAAGTCATAAATGACTACGGTAAAGGAAAAGCCGCTGATAAGAAGTTCCAGGAAGCCGCCGCCCTTCGTAAAGAGGCAGTCGCTTTTATTGAAGCCTTAAAGAAAGATCCGATCTCTGTCCTCACCAACCCAAAGCTTGGCGTAAACATGAGAGAAGTGGCCGAGTCTTATCTTTTAGCCCAACTCGAAGATGAGATGATGGACCCTCGTGATAAAGAGCTTCGTGATCTTAAAAAAGAGAAGATGACCCGTGAGCAACAAGAAGCAGAAGCTAAGCGTCAGGCTGAAGAAGCTGAAGTTCAGGCTTTGACCGAGAACTATAGGACAGAGTATGAAAAACAGTTTCAGTCTTGCTTAGAGGCAAGTGGCCTTCCTAAAACTCCTCACACGGTAAAGCGCCTTGCGTACTACATGAATGAGGGAATGAAACGAGGAATGGACTTAAAGCCTAATGATGTGGTCCATCTTGTAAAAGATGAATACATCGAAGAGCAAAAAAGCCTATTCTCTGGGCTTGACGGGGAAAACCTTCTCAAACTTCTCGGTGATGATATCGCAAAAAAGATTAGAAAGTTTGATACTTCTCGCGTTGTACAACCCAACAAAATCTCTCTTATGGACCAGCCTAATGTCTCTGAAAGGGCTACAAGAAAGGTTGAGCGGGTTACTAAAGAAGAGTGGAAAGCGAAGATGGACCGTATAAAAGCGGGCCTTGAGTAAAAAGTATAGCGTCAAAACTTGCCTTGCCTTACAATGTGTCTTAACATTCTATTGCAGGGCAATTCTTTTTTAAAGAACCTCTCGCACTTCGAAGGTTACTAGAAGGCGATCTTTAACACCTTTACCTCGTAAGAGATAAGGCCGCTTTAAAGCATCCAACCACCAAAATCCGTATTCAAACTAAACTTATTATTATTTCAAGGAGAAATATAACATGACTAGCCCAGCAGAACTGAGTGGCTTATTTAAAGAAGCCTACGGCGACAGTATAGAGAACCTTATCCCGGAAGCAGCAAAACTTACTAAGCTGATTCCATTCGTACAACGAGATAAAGAAACTGGAAACAAGTATCATCAACCAGTTGTTGTAGCTGCTGAGCAAGGTGTAACTTACGCTGCTGCTGACGCAGGTGCTTTTAGCTTGGAAGATGCAGTTTCTATGAACATGCAAGACGCTCAAGTTCAAGGCAACCAAATGTTGCTTAGATCTTCACTTGCTTACGACGCAGCTGCCAGAGCTTCTAACAGCAAAAAAGCTTTCGTAAAAGCAACCGAGCTCCTTGTTGAAAACATGATGGAGTCAGCTACTAAGCGCCTTGAGATCTCTATGCTCCATGGCCAAAAAGGAATCGGCGAGATCGCTATCGGCGGATTCGACGAAACTTCAGGCGGTGCAACTACTGCTACTTTTGTAGTAACTGCTGATTCTTGGGCAACTGGAATCTGGGCTGGCTCAGAAGGTGCAAAGATCGTATTCTTTAAAGATACATCTGACACCATCTCTGCCGGTACAAACGTAACTGCAAACGATGACTCTGATAAAAACATTATCATCACTGCAGTTAACTCAGACACTAGAACAATCTCTGTTTCTGGTTCTGCCGGAGCAATTGAAGACATCAACGATTACTCGGTTTCTAAAGCTTTGACTGTATACTTTAAAGGATCAGTAACTGGTTCAGGTACTACCTTTGCTTATGCAGAAATGGCTGGCCTTCGTAAGATCATCAGCAACACTGGAACTTTGTTCAACATCAACGCTGCAACATGGAACCTTTGGGCTGGTAACACTTACACCACTTCTGGTCAGATGACTTTCTCTAAGCTCCTGTCAGCTGTAGGAAAAGCAGTACAACGCGGACTAAACGAAAAAGTCGTCGTATACTGTAACCCAGACACATGGGCAAACCTTGCTTCTGACTTGGCTGCACTTCGCCGCTTTGATGGATCGTACAAATCTAAGAAATCAGAGAACGGCTCTGAATCTATTTGTTACTACGGTCAAAACGGAGAAATCGAAATCGTTTCTTACAACTTGGTAAAAGCTGGAGAACTCTTTATCTTCCCACCAAAACGTTGTAAACGAATCGGCGCTCAAGACCTC